ACAATATGATATTGAAAATGTTAAAGCTAATGAAATTAAACAGTCACTAGAAGTATATAAAAAACAACAATTTGCTCATAATCAAAATAAAATTGATAGAGTGAACAATCTTCAAATTAGGTTAGATGATAATATTACAACTATTAAAACATTAAAAGATGCAATAAAAGATGTAGATATTAAAACCTATAATATTTTAGATGATAAAATAAGAACTGTAGAATCTAAAAAGAAAAATATTGCGGATACAGAAAAAAAGATCACTACACAACAAATACAAAACATATTAACAACAAAAGAATTGAGTGGTAAGATCAATCAAATTGAGCAAAAAGGTGGAATATGTATTACATGCAATAGGCCGTTTACCACCAAAGATAAATCTCGAGACACAGAAATTATCAAACAATATCAAAATGAAATTGACAGCATTAATAATTCATTAATAGAAATTAATAAATCCCTAACTGAAATTGAAACCAAGAAGAACAAATGTAATAATATTATTGATATCTTAATTGATGAAAAACATAAATTTGAATTAATTAAAATGGAAAATGAGACAATCACCACACAAATAAAACAAAAAGAAATTTGGAGTGCTCAAACCGAAATAGATATAAAAACAATACAAGGTGAACAGGATACATATATAGAACTTATAAATGAAGCACAAACACGGGTTGAAATATTAAATATTGAACTAAATAAGTACAAAGAAAAGTTGCACCTTTTAGATGTTGCTAAATTTGTAGTATCAGAAGAGGGTGTAAAAAGTTTTATTGTTAAAAAGATGTTAAAATTGTTGAACGGTCGATTGAACTATTATCTCAAAAAATTAGATGCTAATTGTGTTTGCACATTTAATGAATATTTTGAAGAGAACATTTTAAATGAAAGAGGTCAAAAATGTTCATATTTTAATTTTTCTGGTGGAGAAAGGAAACGTATAGATCTAGCAATGTTATTTACCTTTATTGATATTCGTCGACTCCAATCTAATGTATCTATTAATACAGTGATCTATGATGAGCTATTAGATAGTTCATTAGACGACAAAGGTATTGAATGTGTTATGGGGATTTTACAAGAAAGAGTTAGTAATTTTAATGAAGCAATTTATATTATTAGCCATAAAAGAGAAGCAGTCAAACATGCTACTGGTGAAATTATAAATCTTGAAAAATATAATGGATACACCAGGAGAATCGATAATGGCTCTTAAATTTAAAAATCCCGTTCCGGAGCAGGCTCCAGCTTATGTTGCTCAACAAGTTATACCTACAAAATATCACAGTATGGGGAATGTTATGGGAAAACCAGTGGGGCAAGCATATGTACCTCACATTGCTCACCAAATACCCCAATCTCGAACTCCTCCTCCTCTTGAAATACCAGGACAAGGATTAAACAGAGCTGTTAATTACTATGCGGATTATGCCGGCTGCGGCTGGTGGAGAATGATAGCTCCGGAAATGCTATTAAATATGAACCAGAAATGTGTTATTAACGGATTAACTACAATGGTGTTAGATCCTAGATTTTATGGTGGTATAAAAGCTGTTAGATTACAGAGACAAGCAACTCCAGTTCAATTAGAATTTGTGAAATTTTTAAAAAGCATTGCATCACATCATAACTATAAAATTATATATGAAATTGATGATATTATTTTCAAAGACGATATTCCAGATTTTAATAGATGTAAAGTGGCATTTGAAAATGATCAAATTTTAAACAGTTGTATTGAAATGATGAAGATGAGTGATGAGATTAGTGTAACTTGTCAGTTCATGAAAGATTACTATACTCATAAGACTGGTAATAAAAATATTACTGTTGTTCCTAATTATCCTGCTAAAATGTGGATGGATAAACATTATGAACCAGATAGAATTTTAAAGAATTACCAAGACAATAAAAAGAAACCCCGAGTTGCCTATGTTGGATCGGGTACACATATTGATGTATTAAATAAAACAAATCAGCGAGATGATTTTCATCATGTCGTGGATGCGATTATTAAAACACGAAATGATTTTAAATGGGTGTTTGTTGGATGCTTTCCACTACCTTGCAAACCTTTTATTGATCGCGGAGAAATGGAATTTATTCAATGGTTTCCTTTAATGGATTTATGGAAAGCATATTATGAGCCTAAAATGAGTGCTGTATTTGCTCCTCTTCAAGATATTACATTTAACAAAGCTAAAAGCAATATTAAGTTTTTAGAGTCTGCTTGTTTAGGAATTCCTGGAGTGTTTCAAAATCTAGTAACTTATCAAGATGCCCCATTAAAATTTAATAAGGGGACAGATTTGATTGATCAGTTAAAACTGCTTCTAAAAGATGAAGATACTTATATGAACTATTCTAAACAAGCACGAGCTTATGCTGATACAATGTGGTTAGATGATCATTTGGATGAATTTAACGAATTATACTTTACAAAAATTGGCTCACCGGATCGAAAAACTTTATATCGATTAAATCCCGATGAAAAAGCAGCCGTTCCTTTCGAAAACCAATTATTAAAAAAATAAACTTGATTTCTATATAGCATTTTATATAATTAATTAAAATAAGGGTGTGCGCATCTTTAACACGCACGGTCAATAAAGGAGCTAGTATGTATAGAAATATTTCTTATAATCCCAAAACACAAAAAATGCATTTGTGGACATGGGATGAAAGCGGCAATAGAATAGAACAAATTGAGGATTATCATCCCTATATTTATATTGAAAGCAATACACAAAAAGATGCTGTTTCTATTTATAATACTCCTTTAAGAAAAATAACATTTCCGAGTCAATTTGATAGGCGTAGATATGTTGAAAGTTGCGGAACTCAACGAATATTTTATAATCTTAAAGCAGAACATCAATATTTAATTGACAAATTTAATGGATTAAATGCTTCTGCTGAATTTACTAAACATCCACTTAAAACTTTCTTTCTAGATATTGAAACATACTCTGTTGAATTTCCTGAACCTGAAAAGGCTGCGCATCCAATCAACTTAATTACGGTATACGATTCTTTATCTAAAATATATCATACGTTTGGTCTAGCTCATCGACACTTATCTTTAGCTTCAGATCACAAATATTATGAATTTCAAACAGAAGCTGAAATGTTAAGAGCTTTTGTTAAATTTTGGCGAGAGGATTATCCTGATATAGTTTCTGGATGGTATTGTCTCACCAAAAACCAATATTTATGGGGCACTAATAAAATAGTAAATTTATCAAAAAAATGTGAAAATATACCCCTTTTTACATCAGAAAAATTCCAAAATAATATAAATAATTATATAGATACAGGAATTAAAGAAGAATACAACCTTACAACAGAATTAGGACACAGCATTTTATGTTCGAAGGAACACATATTTCCGATATGTTCTAAAAACAAAAATGCATACAAAAATTCAAATACATTATTATCCACTCTAACAGATACTAAAGTAAAAGACATAAATACACAAAACAAAGATTCATATGTATTTATACCTATTAGAGATAATAATAACAAACAATTAAATTATAGAAACTATATTATTGATAACTGGACCAGCTTAAAAAATTATACCAGATTTAATTTTAAAATTAAATCCGTTCAAATTAGAGACCATTTAAAACAATATAAAAATTCAATAAATATACCAACAGAATATTGGCAGGGAAAGATATTTTGGAAAAGAAAGGGATGGGATTATAAAAATCTTCAAAAATATATATCTGATGATATGATATTAGAATATTTAAAAAACGAAACAGTATTAACAATATTGTTAACACAAAAATTTATAAACATAAATTTAGACGAAGTTATATCTAGTGATATATTAAGATTCTTAGGATATACATTTACAGATGGATGTGTTGATTTTAAAACCTTTACCAATCAGTACAGCAGCCAACACCAATATTTAGTAGAAAAATATTCGTCCATATATAACAATATTGATACAAATTGCCCCTCCAATATTAAAGTTTTATCAAGATTACAACAAAGTGATAACAATTTTTATAAAAGAGTATCTTGCAATAACAAGTTTGGAGTATTATTGCCATTAATATATAATACAGAAAACAAAAAACAATTAAACATATCGATGATTTCAATGTTGTCTTATGATCAATTTATTGAATTTTACTCCGGTTTAATTGACGGTGATGGTAATGTTGCGGATACACAATTAAATGTATGTAATTATGATAAATGTTATGATATTCCAAATATTAATATTTTGCAACAACTATTATTATGGAATGGTGTTATATCCTCTGTAACAAAGCATAATACAGGGATTCCTTTTATTAATGAAAATAAAAAATTTATATCTGATTTAAATATTTGGCACCAAGACAGAAAAAATAAACTCAAAAATATAAAATATTACATTAAAAAAAATATAATATCTAATAAAATTAAGTGGTTTAAAATCGAGAACGGAATGTTGGTTAAAATTAAAAATATACAAAAAACCGGCAAAAATGTAGAAATGTGTGACATAGAAACACAAACACATTATTTTATTTGTAATGGTATCAAGACCCACAATTGCGAACGCTTTGATATACCCTATATAATTAATAGAATTGAAAATGTTATTGGTGAAGATTGGGTGTATAAATTGTCTCCGGTAGGCCAAGTAAGATATCGCGAAAATGTAGAAAAACAATTTGGTAAAGAAATAGGCCGGTGGTATATTGGCGGCATAAGCTGTATTGACTATTGGAAAGCATATAAAACATTTTCAAGAGGAGATAGAGAGTCTTATAGTTTGGATTATATTAGTGAATTAGAATTAGGCGAAGGTAAAGTTAATGTAAGTGCTACAAGTCTTACAAAATTAGCTGATACTAATTGGGACAAATTTGTCGAATATAATGTTAGGGATGTTGAGCTATTGGTAAAATTAGAACAAAAGCTTCGTTTTCTTCAATTAATGAGAACAATATCTTATAAAGGATTAGCTGCATTAGAATCTGCTCTAGGTAAAGTAACAGTAGTAACAGGAGCTATTGCACAACAGGCATTAAAACATAATAAAATTATACCTACCTTTAAGCATGAAGAAATGGGATCCTATGCCGGCGGATTTGTTAGAGATATCACGCCCGGATTATATGAAAGTATTGTTGTATTCGATGCTAATAGTCTATATCCTAATACTATTATATCTTTGAACATTTCACCAGAGACAAAAATAGGTAAAATTTTATCTATGTCTGATACAGAAGTTGAATTAAAATTAGTAAATGGAAAAATGCACACACTTACAAAAGACAACTTTAAAACTTTCATAGAAAAAGAAAAAATATCTATATCTAAAGCTAAAGTATTATATACACAAAAGACACTGGGTATAGTTCCAGAATTCGTACAATCCCTTTATGATGAACGAGTTAAGAGTGTGGAAGAGATAGACAAAATTAATCATTCTCAATCTCACACAAAAAAGGGTTCAGATAAATACAATGAAAACATTGCCGCTTTAGGCAGATTAGATATTATTCAAAACACTTTAAAGACTATATTAAATAGTTTGTATGGATGTTTTGCTAACAGATATGCTCCCTTAGCAGATATTGATCATTCTGGTAGTATTACTTTAACAGGACAAGCAACAATTAAAGCAGCTAATGATATTTTAGATAATTTTGCAAAAACAGAATACGGTATAGATTCTAATATAACATTTTATAATGACACGGACAGCACAGTGCTAACTTTAGAGCCTATTCTAAAGAAATTAAAAATTCCTCTTTTAGACGAAACAGGAGAAGTAAGCAGACAGAGTTTCAACATTGTTAAAAAATTAAATAATGTATTAAATACACAAATTATTGAATGGGCTAAAAATGCTATCAATTCTTTAAATCCTCAATTTGTATTTAAAAGAGAATATATATGTTCAGCTGGCATTTATGAAGCAAAGAAATATTACATTTTGCATATTAAAGACAAGAGTAAAGGTGATACTCCGCTTCCAACTGATAAAATTAAATATGTAGGAGTAGAGGTAGCTAAAAGCACTATTTCAAAAGAGTGCAAAAATCTTATTAAAAAGGTAGTTGAAACTATAATTTATACTAAGAGTCGTGAACAAACAATAGAAGTATATAAACAAATTTTTGAAGAATTTAAAAAACTTTCATATGAAGATATTGCATCACGATCTAATATAAATGGGTTTGATAAATATAACAACAGAATGAATGGATTAGTACACGCTAAAGGAACTCCAGTGCATGTTAAAGGAGCTATCAATCATAACAATTTAATTAAAGCATTAAAATTAGAAAACGTATATGATTTTATTGGCTCTGGAAATAAAATTAAATGGATATATGTAATGCCTAATAAGTATGGATTTGAGAATATTGCATTCGCTGATAAATTTCCAAAAGAATTTGAATCTGTTATTAAGCCTGATTATGACAAGATGTTTGAAAAGCATATAGTTAGAGCAATAGAAAGTAGATTTATTAGTATTGGATGGAGATTGATTGATTTTAAAAACGAATATACGTGTGATTTGTTCGAATTTTTTAAAGTTTGACCCTTGACATTAGTAAATAATATAATAAGATAATAACAAATAGGAGAAAATATGGATAATAAAAATATTGTGACGTTTTTAGATAGTATTCAACGTACTATTATTGGTGAAATAGTAGAGGATAAGTCTTCTGATACTATTGTGGTTATTAAGAACCCTGTTGTTGTAGATGTGGTTCCTCAATTTAATCAAGTAACTGGACAAGCAACTGGTCAAATGGCCTTGAGATTGCTGCCGTTATTTTTTAAAGAATTTATGGGGGATAAGTCAGAACCTGTATATTTCAATTATCAAAAAAACCAAATTACACAAATTGAATTTGCTGGTGGATTTGATTTTAGATTGTATGCTCAAATTTCAAACATCTTCGATCCTTCTGGAATAGTATTACCTGAAAATGCAGGAAATGTAGCTCCAGCTGGAGATAACGTAATTAAGTTGTTTGACGATTAATAGTTTCTACAGAAAAGCCCTATTAGAAATAATAGGGCTTTTTTATTGCTTTTTATAAAATTTCATTTATAATATAAAATATTAAGGAGTATATTTATGGCTAAAAAGACTAATATATATGATGATGTGTTTAAAGATGCGGATGCTCTGAATCCTGATGCCACAATTTTATCAGACAATGCATTGTCTGTTGTAGATGCTTGGGTGGACACAGGATCGTATGCCCTGAATGCAATTGTTTCAGGTTCCTGTTTCAAAGGAATTCAACAAGGAAGAATTATTGGATTATCAGGACCTTCTGGTTGTGGTAAAACTTTGATTATGACTAAGATATTAGGAAACTTTCAAAAAGAAGATCCGACAAGATGGGGTATTGTATTCGATTCAGAAGTAGCATTAGATGCGGCTACAGCACGATCTTTAGGAGCCAATCCTGATCAAATTAAGCACTATCCGGTGAATACTGTAAATAGTGCCCGTAATCAAATTTTAGCGGTTCTTAATAAAATCCTTGAAAAGAATCTGCAAAAGAAGTTTATGATTATTATAGATTCTTTGGGTAATTTGGCCAGTGGTAAAGAAATTAAAGATGCTGAAGAAGACAAATCAGCAGCAGATATGGGATTGAGAGCTAAAGAAATTAAAAGCATGTTAAGAACCTTAACCTATAGAGCTGCTAAGGCTAAAACCACTATTCTATTTTCTAACCATGAATATGATGATCCGGCTGCTATGTATCCGTCTGCAATTAAAAATCAATCTGGAGGAAAAGCGCCAATTTATCTTTCTTCACTAATTATTCAATTAGGATTTAAACGAGAAAAGAACGAAAAGGAATTTGAATCTGAAGAAATATTATCAGCAGCTAAGAAAGTAGGCGGAATAACAATGCATGCACTTACAGCTAAAAATAGATTTTTACCACCTATGCTAGCAACAGACATTTACCTTAATTTTAAAACAGGGGTAGATAAATACTCTGGGTTGTTTGAATTGGCTCATGGACTAGGCGTTATTACAGGCGATAGAACTTATGAATGTAATGGTAATACTTTAGGATATAGAAAAGCATTTGAAAAAGATGCAAATGTATGGGATAATATTATTATACCTAAACTTGAAGAAGTATTAAAGAAAGAGTTTGTGTTTAGTAGTTCTGTTGAAGAAATTAAAAAAGAAGTAGATAATATAAAGGAAGAAAAGTGACACAAATCTCCCACGAAGTTCCATTACAACTTTTAGATATTTCTAGAAGCTTTAATGATTATGATTATTGTTTGGTGCATTTACTAAACGACTATCCAAAATATTCAGAGTTCTTTAAAGATTCATTAAAAATGGGGCGTAGAGTTATTTTGGATAATAGTGTCTTTGAATTAGGTGAGGCATTTAATTCCGATTTATTTGCATTAAAAATTCTTGAATTAAAACCAACAGAATATATAGTTCCTGATGTATTTGGTGATGCTGAAAAAACTATTGAAAATTATAAAAAGTGGAATGAAAACTATGGTAATCTGCCTGGTAAGAAAATTGGTGTTGTTCAAGGCAAGAATTTTGAAGATTTGACAGTCTGTTATAATTTCATGCACAGCAAAGCAGACAAAATAGCTATTAACTTTATTCAAGATTATTATTTAGTGCACGGAACGGGTGATAATATTTGGCAAAAATATGCATCAGGTCGCCACTATTTTCTTACAGAAATGGAGAAATTGGGGATTCTTAGATTTACCAAGCCTCACCATGCGCTTGGAACAGCGTTGCCAAATGAATTTATGACGTCTGACATATACCGCAAGTTCGATACGATCGACACGTCTAACCCCATAGTGCAAGGATTATTAGGCATTAAATACTCATGGCCAACATTGACGATTGATAAAGATCCAACTAAAATGGTAGAACTATTTGAACATCAATTTTCTTTAGAACAAATAGAAACTGCCGTGCATAATGTACGATTATTTCGTAAAATGTTTAATAATAAGGAGAATATATGAGAATAGCTATTTCAGGCGCTCAAGGAACGGGAAAAACTTCACTAATTAATGAACTTCGAACTAGACCAGAATTGAAAGATTATACCTTTGTTGAAAGTATTAGAGGTATTCAAGAATTAGGATTTAAACTTAATGATGTAGGGGATGATAATGCACAGTTAATGGTAGAAGCTGTTCATTTAAAAAATTATGTATGGAGGAATTCTGTATTAGATCGATGTTCTTTAGATGCATTAGTGTATGCAACACACCAGTATCAAACAGAAAAAATAACTCAAGAAACCTTACGGATAGCTGAAGCAATTTTTGAAAATCTTAGATATGATTTACACTTTTATATTAAACCAGAATTTGACTTAATAGATGATGATTCGCGAAGTATGAATCAAGATTATCGAAATGCTATTGTACAATTATATGACGACTATATTGAATCTTATAGAATAAATCCAATTATAGTAACAGGATCTGTTAAAGAAAGAGCTGATCAGATTATTAAAAATGTAGTTGAATATAATGTTAGAATAAAAGAAGAAGATACGATTATTGAAATGTTGCAGCAGAAACTTGTAGAGTCAATTGAAAATCTAAATAAACAAACTACATAAATGTCTGAGCCTCGCAAAATAGATACTGATTTTTTTGAATATGTTGTAGCGTTAAATGTCACATTAAATGATATTTACGTAGCTAATATTATTGATGAATTAAAACCATTATATATTAAAAACGATAATATCCGATCTTACATTCAAATAATATTTGACTTTTATAAAGAACATTCATCTCTACCTAATGCTACAGAAATTAAATCTAAATTAATAAATGATGATCTTAAAAAAGCTTACAAAGATGTAGTGATACATTTTAAAACATTAGACACACAATATAATCAAGATGAACTTTTACGCAACACAGAACAATTTATTAAAGAGAAAGCAGTATATTATGCAGTCAAAGAAACTGTTAATAAAGTATCGGACAAAGAGGCCATCCCTGATACTAATGAAATACTAGAAACGTTTGAAAAGGCATGCAATATAAGTTTAGTTGACAATTTAGGTCACGATTATTTTGAAGATATTGAAAAACATTTAACAGATCTTACAACTGTTGACAAATTTATCCCAACAGGATATAAGTGGTTAAATAAAATGCTTGGAGGAGGCTGGATGCAGTCTGGCCGAGCATTATATTTATTTGGTGGCGAGACTAACATAGGAAAGTCTATTGTATTAGCTAATGCAGCAGGAAAGGTAGTAGAACAGGATCTAAATGCAGTAATCATATCATTAGAAATGTCAGAATTGTTATATTCTAAAAGAATCAGTACTCAATTATCACAAATCCCAACAAACAGACTTAAAGAAGAAACAAATTTATTGAGAGGATTTGTTAAAGAGTTTACACAAAAACATATGTCTTCAAAGCTGATCATTAAAGAATTTCCGCCCAGTTCTATTACAACTAATCATATTAAAGCATACATTCAAAAATTAAAGAATAAAAAGAAATTTCGCCCAGATGTAATTATCATAGATTATTTAACTTTATTAGAATCCACTAAAGGTGATGGATCACTATATGAAGACGGTAAAGATATTTCAGAAAAATTAAGAGCACTAAGTTATGTATTTTCGTGTCCTATTATCAGTGCATTCCAATTAAATAGAAGTGGATATGGTGCTATAGAATCGCCATCTATTAAATCAACAGGTGAAAGTATGGGCATTTCTCATACTGCAGATGCTATGATGTCTATATGGTGCACTCCTGCAGAAAAAGAATTGGGAATTTTAAATATTGGAATGATGAAAAGTAGATTTGGACCAAATTTCGGAAAACAATCATTCAAAATAGATTATGATACTCTTACTATTAGTGAAACAGATGATGTCTTTTCTTCTACTGAAGAAGTGGGCGAATTAGATAGTGTATTGGGAAAATTGGATATTAAATAGCAGTTGATTTTTTAACATATTACTAATAAATATTTTAGATGAAAATACCCCGTATATTTATATTTAGTCATAATGATTTAGATGGTGTGGTGTCTGCTCTGGTGACTAAATGGGCTCATCCTCAAGCACATATAGAATATGATAGCATTGCAGGTTTTGGATTTAGAATAGACTTTACAAAATGGCTTCTAAAACATAAAATAGAAGACTATGACAAAATATTCATTTTAGATTTAGACGTTAGTGATCATAAAGATTTAATTGATAAATCGAATGTTTTTATTATTGATCATCATAAGTCTCATGTAGATAATGCAAAATATGAAACAGCTACTGTTATTGTTAAAGAATATCCCTCTGCTTGTCTGCTTGCTTATAAAATATTTAAAAAGTTATATAATTTAGAACTGAATAAAAATCAAAAGATTTTAATAGCACTTGGTAATGATTATGATTCTTATACATTATCTGTACCAGAATCAAAAAAATTAAATTCAATATTTTGGAGCACTCATAATAACTTTAAAGCATTTATGGAAATGTATGATAAAGGCATGACAGCTTTTACTGCACAACAAGAAAATATCTACAAATTATGGAAACAACAATTAGATAAAACTCTTGCAAATATAAAGCTTTTTGAAAACAAAGAAATTTCTATATCAGGGACCAAGTATCATATTATAGCAACATTTGTTAATAAATCTTCACCTGTAAACGATATTAGTGATCATATTTTATCTACATATAATCCAGATATTGCCATAGTAGTTAATACTTCAACACAACATATTAGTTTTAGAAGAAATAAAAAATCAACATGTAAATTAAATTTATTAGCTGAAAAATTAGCAGATGGTGCAGGACATGAATATTCAGCTGGCGGACAGATCACTGGCAAATTTTTAGAATTTACTAAATTATTAAAAGAAATAAAATGATAACTACGTACATTGAAGAAACCAATTTATCCCCTCCAGAATATTTAGCTGAACGAGAACTAGATATGATTGTATTAAAACTTGGATCCTTATTATCTATATTACAAAATAAAAAAACTAATCAAGCAAAACTATTAATAGCATTAATTCAAAGTATTACATTTAGAAACTGTGCACTACAATTAGCAGACATTGACAATTTTCAAGAACTTGTTAATAATCTTATTGAAAGATATCCTACATTATGTAAATCAAAAATAGTAACTATAGCATTAACTAAAAGAAACAGTAATGGACAACAACACAAATAAAATCAATTTAAATTTTAAAGAAAAACAATTGTATAATTTATATTTAAGGGTATCTCGAGAAAGTCGCGACAAATTGTTTTCTTATCGCAAGGATTTTGATAATTTAGAAGATGATAAAAAGCTTAATATAAAACGAATTAGTAATATGTTAAGCAAGTATCCTCACATTAATCCAGAGTTATATTTTAAAGCCCCTTTTGTTTTACATCCCGCTGAAGATTATGTAGATTTAAAATTTTATGCGGGAATGGGTGGAATTGAAGCGTTTGCAATGTATATGAAATATCTTCAGGAACTACCACCAGATACCCCCGAACAGCTAACAATGATTAAACAATCGTTAAAAGTAATAGGTGAGTTTTGCTATAAGCACAAACTGAGTGTGAAAGAGTATATACATACAAGGACGGGTATAACATATGAATGGATGAAACAATTAAAGAGACATGAAATAAATTTTTATGTACTCGTTGAATTCCCTGAAATATATGATATCATTATCAAAATCGCAGAGGATGAAAAGGAATTATTTTTGGGGGATTTGATGAATGATTGGGTAAAATATAAAACAAAATATATAAATTCAAAAAATGCAAAAATATTAGTAAAAGAAGGTATTAAAAAAATAGAAAGTATAATAAAGGAAAATAAATAAATGAATATAGACATTACAAGTATGTTTGATAGTATTAAAGAGTCGTTAGATAATCCAAAGCATAATTCGTCCGCATATCGTGATATTTTGAAGATGGAGCCAGGTAATACTTATTTGGTTCGATTGATTCCAAATGTCAAAGATCCAAAAGCAACATTTTTCCACTATTTTCACCATGGGTGGAACAGCACATCTACAGGACAGTATGTAGATAGTTTTTGCCCAACCACATTTGATGAAAGGTGTATCATTTGCGAAAACAGATTTAAACTGTATAAAACAAAGAACGAAGACGATAAGAAAGTTGCATATAATATTCGACGTATGGAAAAACATATGGTGAACGTATATGTAATTTCAGATCCTACTAATTCAGAAAATGAGGGAACTGTTAAAGTACTTCGTTTTGGTAAAAGATTACACGAAAAGATTACAGAAGCTATTGAGGGTGGTGATGCAGATGAATTCGGATCAAAAGTATTTGATTTGACAGAGAATGGTTGTAATTTTAAAATTAAGGTAGAAAGCACTGTAGAAGGTACACGAAAATTTGCTAACTATAATAATTCTAGATTTACTGCACCAGGACCAATTGAAGGACTAACACCACAAAAGATTAAAACTATTTATGATAGTATTTTTGATCTAACAAAGTTTGTTGAGCCTAAGTCTGCAGATGAAATGAAGGAATTGCTACAAGAACATTTGTTTTCAGATTTTACAATTGTTGCCGAATCTAGCAATAAGAAATCAGGAACTACCAATAAACTAACAGCTCCTAAAAGTACGGATACGGTAGCTATTACAGATGGTGATGAAACCATTGAGCCGTCTATTAATGTTCCAGTTGAAGGCGAACCAAGTGAATCAACAACAACTGCTGATTCAGATAAATTAAAAGAACTATTAGATGATATTGAAAATCTATAAGGAATAAAATATGCCCGAAATTAAACATAGACATGAGTTGCCAGATATTCAAAATCAAGCAACTGGGTTCCCTGAGAGACCTATTAAAAAGGTGGGTATACGTGAAGTTAAAGTGCCGTTAAAGGTACAAAGAAAAGATGGAACAATTAATATTTGTTCTGCTAATATTTCTATGTATACTGACTTGAGTAAAAGGGAAAAAGGAACTAATATGTCTAGATACCGAATCCTTATTGAAGAATTTCTAATCAATAAGGATTTGGTATTACATGATTTTGTTCATGAACTTTTACATGCCACTAAAAAGAAATTGAAACAAGAAAATGCGTTTATTAAAATACATTTCCCTTATTATCTAGTACAAGAAGCCCCTGTAAGCAAGATTAAATCGCATATTGAATTATATGCAGCTGTAGAGGGTAAATTGGAAAATGATAAAGTTTCTATGTATATAACCGTTCGGGCTCCGTATACTTCATGTTGTCCGTGTAGTAAAGAAATTTCACAACATGGAGCACATAATCAGCGCAGCACAGCAGAGATTACAGTAAAAATTAATGATGGAGCAGATATAGTATGGATTGAAGATTTGTACGATATGATAATTAAATGTGCATCTGCACCTATTATTAATGGTTTAAAAAGAGAAGATGAAAAATGGCAAACTGAATTAATGTATGAGAATCCAAAGTTTGTTGAAGATGTAGTTCGGCAGTTGGGAAATGAATTAGATAAATGGTTAGATAAACATATTAGTGATTATGTAATAACTGTTAATCATGAAGAATCAATTCACAGTCATACTGCCGTTGCAATATTAAATGCAGGAAGATTATTAAGTTAAGGGTATAATATGCCATTATCAGAAGAAGAAAGAGATTTAGTAGAATTTTTAGGGGCACATTTAACAGCTATAGATGCCTCGGCTGATCCATCATCTCGCAATAAAATTAAAGCATTTAAGCCGGGGGTCAAAGAAATAATGCCTACAGAATCTATATCTCTTGATGGCAGCAGTGTAAGACCTTTTGTGGCACCTCCACCATTGCCACCAGAAATTTTAAATCCACCAGTACTTCCAAATTTTATACATAGAATAAAAGAGATGGAAGAAGGTAAAACTGTTTCATTAGACAAAGATTTAAATAAAGATCCAAATCAACTCGAATTTGAATTTGCACAAAAATCGATTAACGAAAAAACTACAGCAGATATTATAATGGAAAGGCTTGATTTATTAAGTATTGATGTTAAAATAATTAAAGATAAATTAATACAATTGACCAGTAAGAAAAAGAGAGAGAAAAAAAGTGAGATTTGATAAAATTAGAGAAACTATAGACATCGGAAAGCTTTCTCCTCAAGCATTTCAAGAACATGTACAACGAAAAATATCTAAAATTGAAAATGATATTAAAAAGATATTAGACACAATAAAAAAAATAGAATCAGATTTTAACAAAGGCAAAAGAGTAATTAATATGGTATATCGAAATAATAGAACCAGGGCACCTTTGAGATCATCTGAACAACCACAGCCTCCTCTTCCCACCCCATCAACTGAAGGTAAAATTAGTGAAGCTGAAAATAAATAAAAAACAAATCATTGATCAAATATTAAACCCGATTAGTAGAATAGTTGATGATTGTGCAATTAATGTCACTAAAAATACTATTAATTCTTTGGTTGCAGCTGATCCAGGGCCAACAGTTCTATATGCAGAAACACAAATGGATAATAACACATTATCAGATACTGATTCTATTGGTTTAAATATCAAAGGGGTTAAAAAACTTATCAGGGTATTTGAATGTATTCCAACGGACGAATTTGAAATTGAAATTGGTGACAATAATAGTTCAATTAAATACTCTTCTACAAATTTAAGTTTCAAATTGCATTTAGTATTAGATGATGCTATTAAGAAATGTACATTAAGTCTTAATAAAATTAACAAATTAACATACGATACTTCATTTTCTTTAACAAATTCTAAAATTAATGAAATTCTTAAAGGCAGTATGTTTGCCAATGAATCAAATAAGGTATATTTCTTTACGAAAGATAAAGTAATCTATGCTGAGCTTACAGACAAAGCGATTGAACAGGTAGATAATATTACATTTAACATTACTCCTACTTATCAAGGAATAGAATTAACTACTCCACTACCATTTAGCGTAGAAATATTAAGATTGTTATCAAATAATAAAGAAGATGTTGAAATAAAAATTAACAATTCGTATAAAATTATATTGTTTGAAATTAAAAAACAAACAGGGATATTAAAATATATAATTCCTGCGTATGTTAAATAAATGAAAAAAGCTTATATTAAAACAATTCAAGGCCTTATTACTAAAACAGTTAATACGTGTAATATGGATATTAGCTCTCCTGAATTTGAATCGTGTGTAGCTAATAATCTAGAATCTGTATTACATTTTATTAAAGAAGAACATTTGTTAACGGATTATATAGTTAAATGTATAAGAGTAAATGATACAGAAGTAAATGTAGAAGTATATTTACAAGAAAAACCAAAAGGGTACTACGAAGTAATAGAAGGAATAATAAACCAGGAGACTAAAGATGGCCAATAAATTGACGACATTAGGTTATTTTAAGAAGCGTATGAGAGATAGTGGGTATATGGTAGATGACTTGTTTAGAAGTTATTCATATACAGATCCAAGAGTGTGGACTGTTGTTATAGATCCTGGATGTGCTTCTGTATTTTGCACGTGCTATCAAAATGCCAATAAAGACAATATTAAAAAATCGGATATTGATGATTTTTACTTCGAGCTATATGACGGAGGACAATTCATCACAAGCAAATTCATAATTAAAACAAGTTCTATTGAAGTTTTAATTGAATACTTAGTACAATTTGGTATTAATAATAAAGCAAAGCAATATAGCTCCCCCTCAGAAAATACTAGGAAGGCAGTATAAATTTAAAACAATATACCTAAGTATTTACAAGGATGGTGTGATATAAAAAAGAAATCTAAAAAGACTCCTCTTACTGACGTAGCAAAATTAGAAGCAATTATAAATGAAAAGATTGCTGCACCTAAAGCTGCACCAATAAAGAATGGTAAGATGGATACAAATACAATTTTAAATGAATCGCTTAAAAAATATGAAGATATTGTAGAAAAAGAAACACGAGAATATCGACAAAACGCTGAAGGATTGCACACAGTAGCTTCTGAATTTTTAGATGACTTTATTATTATTGGACACACTATAGATGAACAACGCGTAATTATGCGCCAAGCTAAAACACCACGTCAATTTGACGGCCTTATGCAATTAGCTAAAAAAGTGCTAATTGGAATGTTAATGGAAGAAGATAAATCAGAGTAACTTATTTATTTTCACACGGTTCAGGATTAACATCTTCTAAATTATCGGGAACTTCTTCGCCAGCATCATCAGATTCAATAGGCCCACCTGCTCCTTCTCCTGTACCTGTAGGAACCCAAAAGCCTTTTGCACCACAATCTCCCTGATTTGGAACAGGTTCATTTTTATTTAATCCTTGTTGATCTTCACGAACTTTAGGACATCCTTCTTCTTCTAAGGTCCAAGGCGGCGCCCAATATATATGTGTATGTGGCAGCGGGCCATAACCTATTTCTGTCATATACATTTTCTTGGGCGTTGTGGAGTGTAAATATGACAACTCACCTTCTAGATGTGTACCTCCAACTACAGTTAAGTTATTTCTAACACCAACATTACCATCTAATAACACATACCCTCTTTTACCTTCTGTAGGATGGATATTTATAATATCTCCACGAATTTCAACTCGCTTTTTACCTTGTAACAATAATTCCCATTCAGATGATACATTAAGAGATTCTGCATTAATATTCATTATAGTGCCATATATTTCTACTGCCCCTGTAGTCTTTAAATGAATACCATTACTACCCACATTTAATCTAAATTTATTAGCTGCAGTTATATCCCAATCTCCACCAGGTGGAGAATCAACATCAACATATTCAACTAAAGGACATTCAGCCATACTAACATAGGTTCCTGTTTTACCGATATGGGCTCCCTGATTTCTAATTTTACCTATTTCATCAACACGAAAGCTGGGCATGTCATTAAAAACAGTACCTATAGTTGTAACAACGTTTCCTGTAACAGTTTGAATATCATCTCCGCCATTACCAAAACCTGACTCGAGTTCTTCATCTATAATTTGTTTTTGTGCATTTCTAATTGTTTCGACTATCTTCTTTACACTATATGAAGTGCTTCCAAATGTACCATCCTCTGGACCTCCATAATCATCACCTGGGTCACCACCTTGCCATATATCTAAAGATACCGACGAATCTATCCATTTTGCAACTTGATCTAATTCCCAGTCACCATCTTGTGAAGAAGGACTTTCTCCAGATTCTCCACATGTTACACAAGGCATATCAAATTTTGTACCCTCTCCTTGACATACAGGACATTTTGCTTTTGATCCTTCCTTTTTTTGTTCAGATGACGTAAACGGATCATTAGCTTCTGTTCTCATAAGTTCAAAAAGCATTTTATAATTATGTACATCCTTTAAAATATCCATTATTTTAAGTACAATCTTTCTACGCTTTTCAAAATCTCCCAGTTTTAAAAATCTATCGCCATCAATAATAGTTTCTTGATAATTGGCAATATAAATCCCTTGATTCTTACGAACTGTTAAAAATTGATCTCCTAATACAAGAGTTTGATCGTTAGCATGGGCAAATCTAGTGGTCACATTATTATTCATTTCTAAAAATGAACCAGCATAATGCGTCATTTTTAATACTTCAGCTTTATCTGTATCTATAAATTCTAAAGAATGTTTATTAGAATTGAATACATGTTTTGCTCTAAAGGTCTTTTTATTATGATCAAAAGTTGGTTGATCTTCAGGAGAAAGATTTTCATATGATTCAGGATAATCTGGAGATATGAAATTGCTCAAATCTTCTAATTCTTTGTTTTTAGAATAAATACGTTTCCAATCTTCCTGTCCTTGTGAAACTGCAAACACTACAGGATAATTAATATCTCCTTCAATGAAAAACACCCAAACATGAGCACCAACATTTGGAATAGTAAATGATCCGCGAGCTAAATTAGAATAATCTGAAGGCGCATATTGGTTTGCATTTGGATTTACTAATCTATTATGTGTTGCCTTAGTTTCATGAAAGGCATCTGAAATTCTGTTTTCACCCACATAATTAACTAAAGGTCTAAACCCAAAATTAGTATTATCTTTATCCCAATAATTTGCATCTGAAGTTGTACCCACTTTCATATGAGCATTATATCGACCTGATGCAGATCCACCAAACAAAGGAAGAGCTATTTCAGCCCAAGGTAATGCTTTCTTTAAATACTCTAATACATTATCTAAATCAGGATTAGTTGCTGCATCTGGAAATACAAAATGCTTATCATTTAACATAGCAAAATCTTTATTCCAGCTTTCATATAAAGCAATATTAATGTGAGGAACAAAAACCTTAACGCGACCTCTTTTTTCAGGATCATTGTTTTGAACCACTATGCCCAAATAATTGCCATTATGTTTTATATCGTTCATGCTTGTGTTGTCTCATTAATAGTAGGTTTTATTACATTATCGTCAACTGTTTGTGAAACAGGCAATACTCTATCATTGTTTTCAAGACTCCAATATTCCAATTCCTTATCAGCTTTAAATGGAAAGGTGTCAACCTCAACACCCAGTGGATTCTTATTAATATATGCTCTACGTTCTGCTTTGGTAATATTTAATAACGGAGTTAAATGATTAACTAGTAAATGTACAAAATATCCGCCACTGCTTAATTTATGTATTGCATCATGCCGCCCCATATTTTTATTAGAAGCATCTCCATCTATTATTCTATACACTTGATGATACCAATCATTGGCCAAACTTACACCATGAGGAACATCTTCTAATATAGGCCTTTTTTGAGGAACCTCTCCACCAGTCTCAGGCAATGTAGTTTGAATAGCATCAAATATTATATTCCGTCTCAAACATGATGAAGTAGCTTGCCCGGCATTTTGTAAAAACTCAACAGCTTTTGAATCCATTTTTTCTCTAACACTATCTCTTAAATAAGACGGTGATTGACTAGGAGATAAAGACCATTCAATATTACATGTTTTAGCATTTGATAAAGGTTTTTTACTCCAAAACATAATATCTATACT